ATGACTTCAAGTGGGAGTGCCGGTACTGTCTTACATGGGGATACTAATGGATTAATTTTTAAATATACATCTTCAAAGCGATATAAAAAGAATATTGTTGATGCTGCTCTAGACTCGGCTAAAATATATGACATGAGACCAGTAGAATATGAAAACAATGAAAATTCAAAAGAAGGGGATGAAGGTAAAAAAGGTTTTGGTTTAATAGCTGAAGAAGTACATGAACTATTCCCAGAAATAGTAATTTACGATGAAGAAGGAAAACCAGACTCTATAAGTTATGACCGAATATCAGTATTATTATTAATGGAAATAAAAAAACTAAAAGAAGAAATAGAAAAACTAAAGGAGAATAACTAATGGCGGATACTACAATAACAGTAACATTTACAGAAGCTCAATGGGCTAGAATTGTTGCAGCATCTAATTATGTAAAAGGTAATTGGGAATTAGGTCCCTTTACTACTACAATAGATGCAGATTATTTATCAACACACTGGAAAAATGAGATAAGTGCAATTGTCAAAAACTACGAAAAAAGCCAAGCGTCAGTTGACGATTTCTAAAATCATTCAACATCGTCAAGATAACCCATTTGATACTCTACAAGAAATAGGGGAAGCTTTTGGGTTTAGTAGGCAATATATCTATAAAGTCCTAAAAAAGAACAACATGCCAACTTTGCGAGTAAAAAAACGTAAAGTAAACTATTGTTTAGCTTGCAATGAACCAATACTAGTTGGTAATAGCAAAATTCATAAAGGTAAATGTAGGTTTTCGTACTATAATATTAAAATAGAATGTGGGTTTTGTAAGATACCTTTCTACAAAAAAAGATATAGGGATAGTATTTACTGTAGTATGTCTTGCTTTAAGAAGGCTAACTCTGAAAAAGCTTTATCTAAATAATTGTGTTTTTATAAAAATTTGCTAATATTTAAGTATGGAAATTAATAACGAGCTGGTTGCCCAATGGGAGCCTAAAATTCAAAAAATGTCATCAAATTCTTACGTTGTAGGATTAGATAAAGAAGATTTAGCACAAGAACTGAGAATAGCTTTAATAAAAGCAGCCCGTGCGTATGATGACAGCAAAGGAGCTATCTTCCATACATACTTACATACTTCTTTAGTCAATACAATTAGGACACTAATTACAAAAGCACAACGTAAACCTATAGCTAGAAGTATAGACCTTACTTTTGATGGGAGTAATACAATCCCCAAAGAAATTGCTGCAGCTATGGTTGAACCTAAAAACTACACAGAAGAAGTAGAAGCTGATATATGGATACATGCTCAAGGTTTGAATGAAAAAGAAAAGTTATTTTTAGAACTAAAGTTAGAAGGTCTAACTATGGAAGAAATTACAGAGGATTTAGGTGAATCAGCCTATAAGGTTAGACAGTCGCTTAGAGATAAGCTACAAGAATTAAAGGATAGAAATGCCGAGAAGGACGAGACGTAGAGGAAGACTGATACAGAAAAAAGATAGGGTACGAACTCCACAAGAAACCTTTAGAGTTTTAGCCGAAAAACATTCTGATTTTTGGTTGGAAGCTGAGTTCAACACATTTGACGAAGCCAAAGACTTTATTGACAAAATTTCAACTAATGATATAAACTATTATATACATAATGAAAATAATAGAGTTTTATACACTAGAGAAGGAATATAATGTCTAGCCCCAGTTATGAATTTATAGAATCAGCTATCATATTTGGTATTACCGATTACGACAAGTTGAAAAACTTTACCTATCATTCCAATGATTTTGCTAAACATGGGGATGCCTTTAAGTTTTTAGGAGAGTATTTAGATAAGTATGATACTTTTCCTAGTGAAGAAGTTTTAATCGAGAACTTTCCATCATTGAATCCATCAGCAAAAACACAATCATTAGAATATGCTTTAGATATATTTAAAAATCAAGTGTTACAACGAGCTGTAGTAACAACGGTTCAACAACAAAGAGAGCTGGTAAAGGAAAATCCTAAACAAGCCCTATCAAATATAATGAGTGGTTTGTCTGATGTGGATTTAATTTATGATGAAGATATTCAGACCTATGATGATGGGGAAACAGATAGATTAGCCGAATGGAAAGAAAGAACCAGAAGACGTAAAATGGGTGATGGTCTTATGGGAGTGCCTACAAGCTTTAGTTTTATAAACCAAGCTGGTATTGGGTGGCAGCCCGGAGAACTAATAGCGGCATTTGCTCGTCCAACCATAGGTAAAACATGGTTATGCGTTCACTCTGCAGCAACAGCTGTTTATAATGGGCATAAAACATTACTTATATCTACAGAAATGCCTAATACTCAGATCGCAATGCGATTAGATGTAACTCTAGCTAAAATGATGGGGTATAATTTTTCTCATAGGGCACTAAGACATGGTGATGATATAAATATTGATTCATATATAAAATTTTTAAAAGAATCAAACAAACATTCTCTATTGATTTGTGATGGTATAGCTGGTCAAACGGGTATATCTTTAGAATCAATTGCAAGTCTTATTAGAAAACACCACCCAAAGTTTGTTGTTATAGATGGGGTTTATTTATTGACTACAAAAGACACTGATAAGGCAGCATGGGAGCAATCTCATGGTATTTTCTATGGCTTAAAAAACTTAGCCATATCAACAAACACTCCAATTATGGTATCAACACAAGCAAACAGGGACGCAGAAAACGTTTACGTTCCACCATCAGCAGCACAAGTTGCTTTTGGGGACGCTTTGATACGTTCATCAGATGTGGCAGTAGCGTTAGCTAAGGTCGAACACCATGACGATAAAAGACTAGTTCAGTTCCAAAAGTATCGAGATGGTGAGTTAGCACAAGATAATCTGGTAATGCAGTGGGGTGTAGACAATGGTACAATAAACGAAATCTCAGATTGGGATTGGGACGATGATGAATTTTAAGGAGGTATAACATGGGAATTTTATCATGGATTACAGGAGATAGCGAAGAAGACATTATAGTTACAACAGGAAGAAGTAAGGGTGCAGGTAAACCTGTAACTAATATTACAGTAGGTGATATACGGAAACGAAGAGTTGTAGACGAAAATGGCTTTGAAAATAAAGTAGTTATATTCCTAACAAAAACAAAGAAGCGTAGCTAATGGTAGACTGGTATTCAGCATTACTACGGTATGGCATAGATGTCGAACATGAGGACGAAGTTTTATTAAACTGTCCTTTTCATGAAGATAAAAGAAAATCATGTGCTATAAATATAGAAAAAGGGGTTTGGATTTGTTTTGCTGGTTGCGGACAAGGTAACCTAAAATCATTTCTACAAAAATATTCTGGTAAACCTTGGTCTGAAATAAATGCAGAATTTGAGGTTGAAGAATTAGACTTAGACCTATCTTTTCTAGATGAATACCAAAACACAGAAACTGAGAATGTATATGTAGAACCTGAAGATAAGAGAACAGTCCCATCAAATCATTGGATTTATGACAGAGGATTTTTACCTAGTTTAGTTAATGACTGGGGTTGCAAAGTAAACAAATTTTCTGACTTCATGATTCCAGTAAGGGACAATACGGAAAACTATGTAGGATGGATATACAGAAGACAAAATGCTGTACCTAAATATATGTTTTCAAAAGGGTTTAGGAAATCACAAGTGCTGTTTGGAGTTGATAAGATAAACAATTTCAGTAAGTTATTTGTGGTCGAAGGGGCTTTAGATTGTATGTGGTTGCATCAATATGGTTACCCAAGCGTAGCTATATTAGGTGCTTCCATATCAAAAAAACAATTAGAGTTGATTAGTTCTTTGAATCCTTCAGAAGTTGTGTTATCATTAGATAATGACACTGCTGGAGCTAAAGGGATGTCTAAAGCGACATTTGACATGAAAGACAGATTTCTGTTATCATATTTAAGGTTACCAAAAAAATATAAAGATGTTCAAGAGATTCGTAACAAAGATGTTTTGGACAGGGTGATGACAAATACAACAATATTTTAAATAGGAGAAAAGCAATGAGTGGAATTGCAAAAATTCAAAAGAAAATAGATGACTCTAGAAAACCAGTTACTTCTGGAACTGCACCGGGTCGAGAGTTATGGTTCAAAGACGGAGACCAAGTGTTTCTATCTTCCATAGCTACTGGGGCAGAGGATGACAAGTTTCTAGATGAAATTTATTTATACACATTACGGGTAGGTAATGGTTTTACCAACGTCTTAAAAGACGATAGGGTAGATACTAGTGCTATCCCGTCTGAAAATTACCCATCTCATAAGTTTGCTATATGGGCATATGTGCACAATGTGATTCATACAGAGAAACGAAATGACACTTGGGAAGAGGTTGAAGGACCAGCTGGTAAGAAAGTATATAGAGAAGATGTGAACGACTTTAAAATCATATCTTTGAACTTTGGTCGAAGTGACTATATATGGAATCAGCTAGTAGATGTGTATAGCGACTGGGGAGCACTGAACAAAGGTGTGATTAGAGTAAAGAGAACTGGACAAGGCATGTATGATACTTCATATTCAATTACAGCTACTCCGAAATCTGAAAAGATTCCAGAGGAAAAAATGGCTGAGGTTGATGGCTTACCACTAATCAAGGATTATTTCTTTGAGAGATATGGTACTTTCAGTGTACCTGAAGGTGGTTTTGCTAGTGAGGATTCAGAAGACGAGAACTTATTCTAAGAAGGGCATATGACATTATGTCCGTAGTTACCAATGACTCCTTTCAGTCAGACATTGATGAACTGAGGTCGGTTTTAGAGGTAGACCCGACCTTGGTCATTGATGTAGAAACAAATGGATTAGAACCATATAAAAACAATCAGATATGCGGTATTGGTGTAGGTCAACCGAATGTTTATGGACTTGCTCAATACTATCCTTTTAGACACCATCAAGGTGAAAATCTTACACCAGAAAAACTTTCCCAAGTAATTGATTTACTAAACTCTAAAGTTGAATCTTATATAGGATATAATTTAAAATTTGATTTACACTTTTTAGAAAAAGAAGGCTTAGAGGTTATAACTAAAAAACTTATTGATGTAATAGTTTTAGTTAGACTTATAGAACATTCAGATATAAAAGACCTTGGACTTACCCCTACTGGCAAACGAAGGTATGGAGAGGGTGCAGTTCAATATGATATAGACACTAAAAAGGTTCTTAGGTCTAATAAGTGGAGTAAGGACTTTTCTATGGCACCTCCATCAGTGCTTGGGGAATACTGTAAAAAAGATGTTATTCTTACAGCACGTTTATATACCGATTACTATAAACAAGTAATAAAAACAAAGCAGAAAAAAGTATTTGAACTTCAATGTAAGCTTACTAAAGTTTTATACAAAATGGAACGTAGGGGAATTACTATTGATACTGAGTATGCTAATGATACTAAGACTAAGATTTTACATAGACTAGAAGAAGTTCAGAGCGAGATATATAAATTAGCGGGTAAAGAATTTAATGTTTCTAGTCCTAAACAGATAGGTGAAATTTTTTCAGACTTAGGAATAGAGTCACCAGTAAAAACACCTAAAGGACAAGACTCTTGGAGTGAGGCTGCCTTAGTAAACATAAACCACAGGTTAGCGGGGCTTATAAGACAGTATAGAACGCTTGAAAAACTAACATCTACATACATAGAGCCTTATGTGAATACTGATACTATGCATACATCTTTTTGTAACTGGGGTACAGCTACTGGAAGATTATCAAGCAGAGGACCTAATTTGCAGAATATACCTAGAAATCATTTTAAGTTACTAGAGAGAGACTTATCTGATTATGAGAAGCAGGAAATAAAAGGTAAGATTGCTGCTACCGTAGGAGCTAAGGGTATGTCTATGAACGAACATTTATCTGATGAGGTTTTGAAGACGTGGTCTTTTGTAGGTGACGAATCATACACAGATACAGATAAATCACAGATAGCTATACGAAGACTGTTTATTCCCAGAAAGGGTTATTCTTTAGTGGGGTTTGACTACAGTCAAATGGAAGTACGTGTGTTCATGTCTTACTTTAGAAACAAAACTATTGATGAAATACTAAACAAAGATGATGTAGACTTCCACAGTGAAGCCGCTAAATTAGCTTTTGATGTAGATGAGACATCAGATAAGTTCAAAGAGTATAGGCAGGCAGCAAAAGCAATTACGTTTGGGACAATTTATGGGATAGGTAACAAAAAATTGGCTCAACAACTTAGTACAACCCCTAGAGAAGCTGGGAAGTACAAAAAACAATACTTTGAAGGTATGGAGGGGTCTAAAGATTTCTTTGATGAAGTAGTAAAGACGGTGACTGGAAGAGGTTGGATAAAGAATAGATACGGTCGGAAGTACAGAATAAACCCGGATTTAGCCTATAAAGGTGTAAATTACCTAGTACAGGGCACTAGTGCTGATATGTTGAGTGAACGTATGCTAGAAGTAGACCAATATCTTGATGATAAGAAAAGCAATATTCTTTTACAAGTTCATGATGAGATTATATGTGAAATTCATGATTCAGAACTTGAAGATGTGCCATATGCTATAAGAGATATATTACAAACTAACAGTTTGGATATACCGCTACAAGTAGATATGGAAGTGTGTAAGGGGTCGTGGGCAGTAAAGAAAGATTTGGGACCTACAACGTTGGAGGATTACATTGATTGGAGTTAAACCAGTTTTTAAAGATGAATATAATAAAACTTCTGGGATAATTATTACTCTAAAAGACTCTGATATTCAAAAGGCGAAAGACTTCACAAACAAAGTTATTAAGGCGAAAGCAAAAGAAAGACATCATAAAACTGATTCGAAAAGTGTTTACAAAAGGTTTCTTACAGGGACATTAGGAGAACTAGCTTTAGAAGAGTTATTAGGGATTAAAGTTGTTAATTGGAATGTTGGTAAGTCGACTACATTCAAAAACCCTGACTTGAAACACGCTGGGTTTGACGTTGGGATTAAAACAGTAAACTATGGGATGTTTCCTCTAGTTTCTAAAAATCCTCAAAGTGCTGAGATTATAAACATAAAATTGAGTGATAATGAAATATGTATGTTAGGAATGGTTACGGTTGAAGACCTAAGAGTTTATACTGATGATGCATTATTGTTTGATAAAAATGCTAAACAAAGGAAAACAGCTTTTTGGAATCTTAGTACAGCTAAATCTTTTAACTCGGTTGCTAGTTTAAGGTACTTATGCAATTCAGATTCATGGTCTAAAATAATTGACTGGGACTAAAAAACTGATAGAATATAATAACAATGGGCAAATATAACGAAGATGAAATAATTGAAGAAATTAGTGCTTATGTAAACAATACATATGACCAGCACTACAGTGAGGGAGAGGTACAGACCTTAGACTTCATAGAAGCCTGTGGTGATGCTAAAGCTTTCTGTCGAGGGAACATTCTAAAGTATGCTTCAAGATATGATAAGAAGGGCACACCTAGAAAAGATATACTAAAAATAATACATTATGCAATGTTGTTATTGCATTTTAGTGATAAAGGAGAAGATGATGGCAAAAGTTAGTGGACATTTAGGATTTACATTTAGGGTAGGAGCAATAGACCTAAATCAATATGGTAGAGTTGATTTGAATATAGACCAAATTGACACAGAACTACCAATAGAACCTCAAATAGAAGACGCTAAAAAAGTAGCTGACGTTGTTTGGGATGTCCTAAAAGAGAAGATAGACGCTAAGATTGAGGATATATTAGATGAAGGAAAATAGAGAATCAATTAGAGCATCTGTTTTAGAATCAGTACTAGGAGAAAGAGAAAGACAAGACCACTTGTGGGGAGAGCAGAACCACGATGACTCTTGGTGGAATATCCTAGCTACGGAAAAGAACGGAGATATTGCTGAAGAGATTTTTTCTCAAAGTGATACTAAATTATTTATAGAACTAGTTCAAACAGCTGCTACCTACTTTGCGTGGGCGGAGTGTGTTAGACGGAGGGTTATGGATGGAAAATAACGCTGAAGAAGCAATACAAAAATTATTAAAAAACAAAAAACTGAACTTCCAAACAGGAGACAGTGATACATTTACAACTAATAGAATACCTTTTAACATACCAGCCTTAGATAAATTGACTGGTGGAGGTATTCCTTTCAAAAAGATGACTCTTATATATGGTCCGACCAATGTGGGGAAGTCTTATCTAGCATCACAGATAGTTGTAAATGCTCAGAAAATGGGTGGTAAGGCGGTGTGGGTTGATACTGAACTATCCTATGATAAAGATTGGATGGCTGCGTGTGGTGTAGATGCTAAGAAGATATTAGTATCACAACCAACTACAGGTGAAGAGGCTTTAGAACATGTTAGAGAAGCAATGGTAGCTGGTTTTGAAGTCATAGTATTAGACAGTATAGCAGGTCTTGTGCCAACAAATATATTAGATGAAGACTTTGGAATAAGTCCTATTGCTTGGCAATCAAGATTTGTAAACAGTTCTTTCCCTAGACTTTTCCCACACCTTCAAAACGGTTCAGCTTTTGTGGCGATAAACCAAGTAAGAGCTAGTATGGGACCTGTAGCGTTAGATAATATGCCTGCAGGACAAGGGCAAGTATTTTTTGCTCATTCTATTATGCAAGTACAGCGTAAGGGGTGGATAGAAGAGAAAGAACAAAAAGTCGGATTCAACATGAATATTAGGCTAAGAAAAACTAAGACTGGTGGAGAGAATTGGGATTCAGCGATTGTACCCTTTAGGGTAGAAGGTGGTATTGATGTGCTAGAAACATTTATTAGGGATGGTATTGAAGCCAAACTAATAACACAGGCAGGGGCGTGGTATACTTATGGGGACGTAAAAGCTATGGGTATGAACGGATTAAAAGCAAAGTTTGTTGAAGATGAAAAATTGTTTGAGAAACTAAAAGATGAACTTACCTCCTAGAGACCACACTCCACAAGAAGAGATTATAGCTCAATGGTTATCTAAGTTTGGATTAAGTTATGAACCACAAGCTTATTATCACCCATATATAGTAGATTTTTACATACCAGAAATAAAAACAGTTGTAGAAGCTGATGGAGTATATGGGCATTTGGGTAAAAGAGACAGGAAACGAGATTCAGAGCTTTTAGCCCTAGATGATATAGATTACATTATTCATATAAAAGAAAAAACGAACGAAAAAATAAAAGACCAACTTTGGTTGGAACTCAATAATTTAGATAAAGGTGTAGAATGATACAGAAAAGAAAAGCCACATCAGCTCACAGACAAGATGTATGGCTCAAAGACTTAATAGATGAACACCTAGAGGGGACAATGACTTCTAGAGGAGAACATGTGTTTTACCCATCTGTTATAAGTAACTCGTGTGATAGATATGTATGGCTATGTTACAATGGACGTATGGTAGACAGACCATTACCAGCAGTTTTAGAGAGGATTTTTCAAAACGGAAGTTTCCTAGAAGAGCGAGTTGGGAAATGGTTTTCTGAATTAGGCATACTGATTGATAGAGAAGTTTCTGTAAAATATGAAATTCCAGCGATTTCCGGTAGGATAGACTTTTTAATTAGACATGCTAATTTTGGGGTAATACCTATTGAGTTGAAATCTATAAACACATCAAAGTTTGATACTTTGAGAAAACCTTTACCAGAACACAATATTCAAATTCAAATGTATCTTAATATGGGAAACTATGCAAAAGGAACTGTGTTATATGAAAATAAAAATAACCAAAAAATAAAAGCCTTTTTAGTAGATAAAGACCCTGAACATTGGGCAGATATACTAGAAAGGTGTTTTAAGATAAAAGACATGTTGGCAATGCCTGAAAAATGTACGGGACCTAGGTATTGTGACTGTCGATTAGTAGAGGAAGGATTGTTGTAATGGAAGAACGAGATACAAAATGGACTCCTATGAAAGCATTAGGGAGGGTATCTAAGAGAATTGATTCATTAGGTATACCTATATTTGACCCAAAACTGCCAGAGTATGAAGGGTTAGATTTTTTTGATTTATCAAAAGCTTCGGATAAAGACCTAGAAAAGTTCCTAACTATGTATGGGGGATACAATGCTTTTCTACAAACAAAAGTAGCTGACATTGAAGCCACCGTAGGTGCTTTAGAAGCGTCATTTAATGAAGGTTACAGCAAAGCTTCGTTTAGACTATCCCAAGAGCATGAAAAAGCGGGACGTAAAAAAGCTACTAAAGATGAATTGAAGGGTGAAATCATGGAAAAGTATGATGCCCTAGTCCAACTAAGAAGAGACATTATAGAACAATCAGCTGAATTGAAAAGACTTAGAGGATTGTTAGAAACATATAAAGAAGCTTACGGGACGGTAAGTAGGGTAGTCACAGTAAGAACTACGGATACATACTAATGTCAAACTATTTAGGACTAGATACATCAAGTAAGGCAATACATGGAGCCGTTGTAGACGATTCTGAGGCTCTTGTAGGCTTGTATAAATGGTCTAGTACAAAAAAATTGTCTAATCAAAGATTCCCTGAAATTGTGATTGATTTTTCGGAAGAAATGAGTAAAATAAATATAACAGATAAAGCAGCTGTAGAAGCTGCAATCTTTGTCCAAAACCGAAGGTCACTGATTTCTTTGGCTAATATGATAGGAGCCGTGTGGGCAGTCTTAGTACTAAATAATATTGAGACTTCATTGATACATCATGCCGAATGGAAAAAAGAAGTATTGGGAAAAGGGACACTAAAGAAAGATGCAATAATGAAATTTGCAGTAGAAAAGTGGGGAGACAGATTCCCCGAACAAGATTATGCTGATGCAGCTTGCATAGCATTATGGAACAAGAGGAGGTTTTAGTATGATAGGAGCAGGTGGATTAACTAAGGTAGTTAGAGGGTTTCAAATGTTCTTTCCGGGTAAGAAGGAAGGACCTAAGAGGGAATACAAAGATAAGTTTCCTAAGAAATTACCTACTATAGAAGATGTAAAAAAAGAATATGGTGCGGTTGTTTGGTGTAAGTTTTCTAAGTGTGCTAGTAACCAAGAAGTAAAAAACTTACAAAGAACTACTGGAAGTCTACTAAAAAGAAGAAACTATACCCCAATTGCTGAACAAGAACATATATGGGCTGGGATATGTACTAGGGGTGAAATAGGAATGCAATTTAATGAAATAAAATTACCACATGGTTCGAAGATAAAAGTTCCTAGTTGTTATACAGCTCATACAGATAAAACAGGATATTGGGACTTTTCTCAATTCCTAAACTCAGACGGAAGTCCATTAGGAGGGAACATAGATTCTCAACATGTATCTGATGATGGATACGGAGCACTAGATAGTAACAACATATACGAGTAATTATGCCTAAACATATACCAGACGAAATAAAATTAAAAGCCATGAGAATGTATCTCAAGGGAGATAAGTCTGCCAAACAAATAGCAGAGGAGCTCTCTGTAAATGGTGTGGTAGTAAGCCCACCTACTATATATGCGTGGGCTAAAAAAGATAGTTGGGGTGACCAAAAAGCCGTAGCTATTGCTGACCAACAACAACAAATTGCTGAGACAGAAGGGCAACGATTTGCAAGGATGCAATCAGAGCAGTTAGATAGTTACTCTCAGATAGCGGGGCAAGCAGCGGAAGAC